GCCATACGGAGTACCGTACATTTCCATGTAACAATCAATGTTTTGATCGGTTTCAAGCCAGCGTGTTTCAGCGTACTGTCTACCTTTCTTACAAATTGATTTGTACTTATCTACATCCTTCAACGTTGCATCAATTTGAGCAATCATTTCATCACCTGTCTTAAACTTGATAGGTGCATTTGCATATGTACATAAATCTTGACAAGCAATTGGTAAACCAAATGCACAAGCTTCAATGTACTTTAAATCACTCTTTGACTTATTAAAAATGTTATCTTGTAAAGGTGCAACCATCATATTAACGTTTAAGTTACTAATTGCGTCACCGTATTCAAATAAACGTTTCCATTGGTGGAATTCAATTTTACCACTCTTAACTAAGTCAAGTAATGATAGTGGGAAAGCTCCCATAAACACCCATTGGTACTTATCTACCGTTCTTCTAATGATTTCATTAACGTGATAGAAGTCATCTTTTTGTTTAATACGGTTATCTACGTCAAAGTGAGCACCTGAACCAGCATATAAAATACGTGGCTTTTTCTTATACTTGTCCAAGTTAGTCATGTTCTTGGTAAGATCAAAATGATTACCAATCCAGAACTTAGGCATAAAGTTAGGTATAACTGTAACGTTCTTATTACCTGTCTTATCCCTATAATAATCCTTCATAAAATCACATGTTACTGTAATTTCATCACACATTGCCATAATAGCTTGTGCGGATTCTCTGATTTCTGGGTTTTCAAAAGCTGGTTTATATTTGTTATACTCAGGAATATCTTCCTTAAAGCAAATATCGTCAATTTCATAAATTAACTTCATGCCATTGTGCTTTGAAATTTCTTTTAAATGCTTTACAAACTCTAATTGCTGTTTTGTAGCTTGTCTCTGAATTCTAACAGCTTTTGTCATTACATAATATCTTGGATCTAAGTTCATTACCGTCGTACCTTGTACAACTGCTTTAGCATGCGCATTCAATACATTTTCAGGCCAAATCATACGCCAGTGACCACAGCCACTATAGTCAGCATAATAGTTTAAAAACCTTGGTAAATCTAGTTCTTTTGGACGTTCTGATTGGGTATTAGGTGCTTGAGTTGTACTTGTAACACCTTGAAACATTGGTGGTGGTGCCGATTGAAAAGGTATGGCAGATTTATTGGCAAAAGGTATATTTGTATTCCCGATCATAGTATAATTTATAAAGTGTTAGCTATTATTCAACAAAGTTAACTCGTCTAGTAATACCATTATGTTTCTCTAAAAATATTACGTCCCCAGTTGCAGATTTAATGCTTTCTTTTCTATGGCTAATAATAAAGATACATTCATTAAACTTTTCACTTCGTTCTTTTAAAATTTCTAGTACTAAATCTACACCCTTTTCATCTAAACTACTATCTAATAGTTCATCATAAATGCTAATATTATAATGTACATTACCTTGAGCTTTTCTCATATCCATAAACGAAAACAAACAGGCTAAATCAATTGCTTTACGTTCAGCACCAGAAAAGTTATTGTAAGCACACATCTTACCCTTTTCATTTAGTATCTCTTCTTCAAAGTATTCATTAAACACACAAATACTATTACTATCTAGCTTCTTTAGGTAGAAGGCTAGTTTGCTATTAAAATTCTGTAGTATCTTCTTTACTATATATGACTTTACACCTTCTTCACTTACCACAAATTTAACAACATCTAACAAGTTAATGATCTTTTTAATGTTATCAATTTCTTGCTTTACTAAATCAAAACGTTCTTTAGTCTGTGCTATAACATCATTGAATGAATCGTTATGTTCATTCATATGATCAATGCTTTCTTTTAACTGGTTATTTAAATCAGTTAAATCTTGAATACGTTTACTAAGCATTTTTCTATTTTCTATCTTAACCTTTAACGTATTCAAATCGTCATTAGTTTTACTGATAAATGCTTTTATTTTATTTTTCTTTTCGTTAGAAATATTAACATTAGCTTTGCACTTATCTAATGCAGCTGTCTTTTCTACAACTAAAGCCTTTAACTTACTCTTTTCAGTTTCAAAATGTTCTCTATCATGTACTTCAATAGGTCTTAAACAAGTAGGGCAAACGTCTCCAGCTGTACCAACCTTGGATAACTTATCGTTTGTAACTTTTATAACGCTATTAATTTCTGTTACCTCTACAATTTGATTTTGTATTAACTTTTCAACTGCATCATAACCTTTATTAAGCGTTTTAATCTCTTCCTCTTTAATAGTTAAGTCAATATTTTCAGACTTGCTTAATTCGTTATTAAGTTTATCTATTTCTTTACTATTATACTCAATCTTGTTATTAATGTTGCTAATTTTATCTTCACGTTCTTTAACTCTTGATTGCTTTTGAGTTTCATACGTTTGAATTGACTTTTCAATCTCATTATACTTTGTAGTTTCAATATCAAAGTTTTTATTAACTGAGTTTATATCTTCACGCAAGTTTTGCAACATGTCTGAAAATATTTGCAAGTTAAAAATCTGTTCAATAAACTTACGTTTCTCAACTTTAGTCTTAGCCATAAACGGTAGTGTATTGTTTATGGTCATAATAACGCAGTTATGAAATACTTCTTCTGATGATGTTAGTACTGCTTCAATGTATTCTGTAGTATTAACAATACTGTCTCTTGTCCTATCTACCCCATCTTTAAAAATATGTAACTTGGATGGGTTTAAACTGCGTATTATTTTAAAATTGTTATTACCTCTTGGAGAGTTTACATTAAAAGTTAGTTCTACTTCACAAGTACCTCCTGTTAAGTTATTAGATATAAACTCCTTTTTAATTTCTCTAATAGTAGAACCAAATATAGCAAAATAAAGTGCATCAGCAATAGTAGACTTACCTACCCCGTTACGACGATCTTCCTTGTCTCTATTAATACCAGTAATGATATGGAGACCTTTCTTAAAATCGACAATAACTTCATCTTCGCCTATTGATAAGAAGTTTCTTATCTTAAGGCGTTGGAACGTAACGTACTTCATAGTTTAGATTTATTATATAGACTGATTGTGTAGTCTACAACTTCTTTTTTATTGTTTATATCTAACATAGCCACGAAGTCTTCTATGGCTTTAATAATATCAACACCAGACAAATCTACAGCTGTGTCATCACTTAACTTTATTTTGTTATAATTTACGTCATAATCAACATGCAAGTCATTTGGCTTAAATGTAGACATTTTAGCTATCAGAGCATCTAAATGTTCTGAACTTATATTCTTATCAATTACCAACTTAACAATATTATTAGGTATAAATGACTTAAAATTTGTATCAACGTCTTTTAACTTGATAAGTTTTGAGAGATATACTTTAATATGTTTTGGAGTATTAGCATTTTCTATAAACTCGTAACTACTTTGCTGTATATCTAAAATGTAGTAGCCTTTGCGCTGATATGCATCTCCAAAGTCCATTTCAAATGGATTACCAACATATACAATTGTACTATTATCAAATTTCTTTTCATCTCTTAAATGAAAATGGCCTGAAAATATTAAAGGTGCTTTCTTAGTAAGTTCTTCTGGACTATCTCCATTATCACATACTTTAAATGCATTCATTTTAAAGTTTTGTAACTCAAAATGACCAAACAATATATCAGACTTACTAATATCATTAATTTTAGTACCCCAAGGGCAAAAAGTTAATGTCTTATCTCCTATTTGTTTGGTATATAAAGTATCATACACTTTAATATTATCCCTGCCTTTGAATATTGATAAACTATTTACCTCAGATGTTTCTTTATAATAACAATCATGGTTACCAGTTATCATATGGACGTTAAAGTCTTTTAACTTATCTAAAATTCTATTACCGGCGTCTAATGATATTAAACTTACCTCATCTCTATAGTGAAAAAAGTCGCCACAAAAAATAATATCTGTAATACCTTTTGATTGTATATTTTGCTTAAACCAATCAACCCATTCCAAAGATACATCAATCCAAAAACTTGAATTTTGATGTACCCCTAAATGTATATCTGAAAATATAGCTACCTTATTATTCATTACTGGTGTAACCATCATTATCATCATGTTCCGGTTTAACATAGATGTTAGCGTCAGAGCTTTCCATTAACTCCTGTTCATAAAACCGGCTTCTATACTCATTCAATGCCTCTGTATGCTTCTTTTCTTTTTTAATACGGTTAATAAATGCGTGAAATGCAATTGTAGTAAAGTATGAAAATGGATTATATTCTGAATTAACGTTAAACTTTTTATTCTTAACGGCTGTAAACATTTTAACAATTGCATCTCCAATCATCTCATCTTTATAAGTGTAATTAATAAAGTTGGATGAGTAACTTAACCCGTGAGCAATTTTATTAATTGACTCGGCTATAACGCTTTCATTTGTTTCACTATCTTTATAGTACTCTACTAATTGTTGCTTAAAGACAGCAGGGTCAATATAGTATTCAGTTTTCTTAGGTTTGGGACCGCGTTTAGCCATACGTAAATAATATAGTATACTTACCGATTTTCAACTATATCCCATGTTTTATACTGTATTTTTTCCTGAGTATAAATTTCTTGACGTCTTATGGCGTGTTCTGTGCTGTATTTTAATTTATCCGCTAAGTCTATAATGGATAATTTGTCTTTATTAGGGTTTAAACGTAGACCTCTACCAATAGATTGAATAATTCGTATAAAACTTTTACCTCCTGAGGCAAAAACAATCATATGTAAGTTTTTTATATTAACTCCTGTTGAGAATATAGCACTTATTGCAATACAAATGATGTTATCACTGGATTCCATCTCTTTTATTACTCTAGAACGCTCATCCACATCAACTTCACCTCGTATAAAGTACACTTTACGGTCCGGCAAATGGGTACTAATGTAGTTATATAAAGCTTCACCGTGTGCAATATGATTAACCATTATAAGCACATTGTTTTTAAACTTATCACACACTTGCTTTATAATACTATTACGGAAATTATTGTTGTATATAAAGTCTAACTCAGTTTTATACTTGTTTTGATCTGGTACGTACCGTACTTTATCCTGATAACTTATGTTTATAACTTTAATTTCAGCGTTTGTAAGGTAACTTTCAGTGCGCAATTCATAGGAATTCTTCTCATAAAACACATTTCCTATTTTTCCTACAATGTTCCATTCATCAACTTTTGTATCGGGAAGTGTTCCAGTTAGGCCAAATTTATGGAACGTCTTTATGGAACTGATAATTTTCCCTATTTTGTTCCCTTTTTTAAGTTTATGGCACTCATCTATAACCACAATGTCTACATTGGTTAACCATTTTTGCTCATCAAATCTACTTTGTAAAATTCCCATATTAGCAATAATAACGGAACTTTCAAATTCAGGGTTATGAGAACCAGTCCATCTTGTAATAGTAAATGGAACTCCATACTGTATAAAATCATTGTACGTTTGATCAACAAGAGTTAAATCAGGAACTATTAACAAGCAAGACATTTTTCCATGCATGTTATTTTTGTAAATTGATGATAAAATAGAAGCAATTGTTAAGGTTTTACCTCCGCCAGTTCCTACTTTAATAATTCCACGTCCAAAAGATAATGCTTGTTTGACAATATCGTGCTGATAATCTCTAAGTTTTAAATTTAAATTGTCCCAAACTTCTTGATTACTGTAAAACGGTTTTACAGCATCTTTTAAATTATCATCTATTTTTATTTCTTCATTAGGATATACATTTTTAATGTACCTTAATATATCATAAAATAATCCTGGCTCAAATAAACCTGTAGGTGTAATGCAATAAATTCTAGAGGGAGCAAAACCTCCTCTAAATTTTCTCATAAAAAAAGCATTATCGTTTTTAACACTAAAATGCTCTCTTATTTCATCAAACTTTTCTCCGATGATCCTACATTGTCTTTTATTTGGAAAATATTCAAACGTTATCATTACATCTGTTCAAGCTTCATAATTTCTACTATGTTCTTAATATCATATGTAAGCGATGAAAACGTTTTTTCAGTCTTTTCTAGTAACTCAATTAAAAATTTTTCTTCTTTTATTTTGAGTTGTAAAGTTTTAATTACATCACTTTCTGCTAC